CTTTTTGGCTATAAATTGCCGGTAGAAACTTACCATTAGGTAGGTTACTATATCCGGCTGCTACTCCAAAAGCCATTTTAGTTTCTCCTTATGTTATTGGATTCTTCCTTCCTGTCTTGCTACCTCAATCTCTTTTTCGTACTTATCGAATTCATGAGGTTTCAGACGAGAAATTTCAGAGATGGTCCAAATCTTTTTCCCTTCATTCTCAGAAGAAGGAGATGCTTTAGAAGACGTAGTAACTGCTTCTGCTGCATCTTTCTTTTTAGATTTAGACTTTCGAGTGATACCTTTATCTGCTTTATACAGATCAACTACACGAGCGGCCCATTGTGCATCTGAACGATTATTATAAATACCGTTTGAAAGAACTTCCGGTTGCTTATCCAGCCAATCCAAAAACTCTGTATCTTCCTTCAATTCAATAAAATCAGGATGTAATACGAGAAGCTCCTGTTCTGCTGTCTTATGCTGTGCCGTTTGTTCCTGCTTTTGTAACTGAGCAATACGTTCTTCAAGTTCTTTTGTTCTTGCATCAGCCTGAAGTTGAGAAACCGTCTGAACAACTCCGAAGACATCTGGATAAGATTCTTTGAATTCTTCCAATTCTTCTTGAGTCTTAGGTGTTTCAGAGAAAACCTGTACTTGTTCTGCTAATTTAGACTTAGCTTGTAACAAATCTTTCTCTTGCGACCATTCATTCTTTTGACGATCATGATAACTTTTTAGATCGGAATATCTCTTTTTCCAATCATGCTCTTGTTTCTTAGCAATTAGTCCTTCATCTTCCTGAGTATTCTCTTCAGAGAAGTCGGAAAGGTCAAGGTTCTCTTGCTCCTCGCCTTCTAAATTTTGCCGGTATTCATTTTGGTATGGGGTTTGCTCCCTTGCCTCTTCTTTGGTATCAATCATATTTACCTCCTTGGGGCCAAAGGTATAACTTTGGGTGTCCACATCTTAGGTGTTTGCGAACAGGGCCTTTACGGGTATCTGTTCATACTTTATTAAGCGACAGGTTGTTGTACCTGCGCCAATAAATCTTCTTCAGGAGAAGGAGCAGCAGCCATTTCGACAGGCGCTTTCTCACCTTCTCGTTGTTCTCTTAGTCTTAAACCACGATTATTCATTTTTTCTAATTTACTTGTTCCTATATACATGTCTAAAGGATGAGGAAGTGCTGCTTCTCCTTGAGAAATTCTTATAGGAACTTTTTCCGCTGTTTTAATTTCTGCTGGAAGGTCTACTCCATCTTCTATAGCAAGATCAATCGCTTCTTTAATCATTTTATTTATACTTACTTTTCCCGTTAACTCTACTGCTTCCGCATTTAAAACATAAGACTTATCAGGTAACTCTAAGTCTAAATCATCTGCTGTAGTAGTAGTGCCTTCTGGATCATTAACCACCCCTACAGGGCCTATCCCTAAATCATCTAGCTCTGTATCTGCTTGTTCTTCCGATGATGCTATTGGTTCTGAAAGTACTTGTTCACCATCTTGATGGCCTTTAATTTGTCCTCCATCTGCTGCACCAACGTCTTCGCCGGAAGGATCACCGTCACCCGCCTCAGCAGTACTAGAACCTCCTCCCTCATCAGCGCCTACACTTTCTGCACCCATCGGATGGCCCCCGGTTTCTGAGCCAGTAGCGATTCCGACAATAGCAGGAAGCAAGCCTGTCTTAGCAGCGACTTCACTAAGGAAATAACCTATACCAGATATTGTTGAAGCAGGAGTACCTTTTCCTGCTCCTAAATCAGGATCAGGAGTATCTGTATCAGCATGAGGATCATCACCAATTAAAAGATCTAGCTCATCTTGCGCTGTTTGTCCAGTGTTAGCAGCATTTTCTATATTAGACAAAACATCTGGTTGAAAAGAAGTCTGAGATAGTTGAAGAGAAGTATAAGAGGGGTAGCTGACTTTACCCCCTTCTTTCAAACTTTGTTTTCTAGAAAGCTGAAGAGTGTCATTGATAAAAGAATCCGTACTATTCTCTTTTAGTTGCATCATCTCAAAAAGCTTAACAAGTGATGCAAACTCTGTTTCTCTGTCCTGTTTCTCTTCAGTACCGGCAATAGGATTTCTACTAGGAAAGATATTAGACTCTTTCTTAGCAAACCCTAGCTGATCCATTTCGTTGCTATCGAACATTATTTTTTTCTCTCTCGAAATTATTCAAAGTTTCCTTCACCCGCTCCTTCGATTGGGACAACATTTCCAGTAAAATTGCTCTCCCCTGCAACCGGCGCATTTCCAATTCCGATGTTTCCGCCACCAACGCCCGATTGGTCCATTGGATTTGCTCCTGTAGGTACGCCTGTATCGGCTCCCATACTTGGGGGTTGTTGACTACCGGGAGAAGGTTCTTGGCTGTTTGTAGTTGCATCCATAAGTCCTCTTAAAATATCTGCAAAAACTGCTGCTTCATTAGGATCATTCACTAATTGATCTGGATCAATATCCTGAGAAATAGCAAGTTCTTTCATTAAATTCGGAATCTTGATAAATGGAGCAAGCATAGGATTAGCTACAGTTTGAAGCAGGGTTGTAAGACGTTGTGTTCGTACTTCCTTCTGCATGATGGAAGAAGTACCTTTTGGTTTAATTTCTAAATCACCAATAATCTCTGCATCATCATCATTAAATTGCATATTCCATTGGAAGAAAGATTCTCCTAACGGTTTCAATAAGAAATCGTCTACATTTTTAATAACTGTTTTTATACTTAATCCACCAGAGTTCATAAGCATACTCAGGCCAGCAGCAGTTCTACCAGTACCTGTTACTCCTGTTTGTCCATGTAGGACAGAAGGAATACCTGTTTGTTCATCAGAAAGCCTACGAGCGGTATCGAACATCTGTAGATTTTCCGGTGCAGTATTGGGGAATTTAAGACCATTTACTGCTTGGCCTGTTTGCCCAGATTGCCTACGGAAAATCTTACCGGGGAATACTTCCATATTTTGACCGGGTACAAGTTGTGTTTCATCAATATCAAAGACCATGTTTCCTGCTAGAGCAAGATTATCAATAGCCATTCTCATATGCCCATTCATCAGCATTTGAGTATCTTGCATATTCTCCGCTACACCAATACCAAATAACTGATATGGATTCAGTTCATAAGGAAAAGCAAGATAAGGAATACGAGCGGGAACAAAAGGATTAAGAACAAGGCGTAGAATTCTATTACCAGAAATCCATGCATTTACTTGTACAGAATCTAAATCACTTATATATTCAGGAATTTCAATACCGAATAGACGGGCGGTGTTTGCATCCAGCATTCCCCAGTATTCAAAGACTTCGTATCTTTTATCGGTAAAGAGATAGTCATCCCCTTCCGAATGAATTTCAGGTTCAAAATGTCTTGTTTCATACTGTGGTGTTTCTGATAGTACAGAATCAATTGCATCTTTATCGAAGTATGGGCGTTTAATTAAACTTCTCAGTTGCTCCTTGCCCATCCTATGTCGTTGAATAACATACTCTGCATCATCCAAAGAAATTGCAGAAGGATCAGGATAGAAATCCCAACAGGAAACTGCTTCCATTTTTGGTACAATTTTATCATAAGGTTCGTATACTTTTTCTCCTTCAGGACTTATATGCCAATTGTGTACAGTTTTATTAAAGTTAAACGGGCCTTTAATAATACCTGTTCCCAACAAACAACATTCAAAGATAGCATGACGAAGAATAGTCATTGCACCTGTATCTGTCATTTGATCATGGATTAGTTTTTCCATGTTACGGGCAGCAATATCGGCAGGAGATATCTGCGCTGTATCAAGAGTTGAAGGGCCTTCTACTAAAGAAGAGCCTTTATACTTTTCTTTTAATCCAGAAAGAAACTCCTGTATGTCCCCACCTTCAAAACCTAATTGATTAAGGGGCATATCTTTAAGTTCAGAAGGAAGCTGCTGTTCTTCCGGCGAAGGAATATGGGCAAACTCTGCAATTCCTTCTGGAATAGGAGTACTGGATACTGTAATAGGAAACTTATTGTTAGCGAATAGAATATCTACAATCTGTCCGAAAGCGGCTAAGACTTTTACTTTGGTAATCTTAATGAATACCTTAGACTTTTCAGCAGCAGAATAGGTAGTAGTTCCATCGTTAATTCCACGATAGTTCTTATAACTATTCAACCACCTTTGTTCGTCTGTCTGTCTGCCGTGTTCAGCTTCAGTAAACCGTTGTTTTATATATTCTACTACACCGGGAGTTTCTTCAGCATCTAGCTCTATAGCACCAGCTTCTTGATCTTCCAAAGACATTCTTTCCCTTACTTAGAGTAGATCGAATGGTCGTCAGCCATCTTCCATAAGGAAGAATCAATATTGTTTCCTTTAGGAGAAGGAACGGATACTGAAGATTTAAAAGCTTCCTTGGTGCTGCCAATCAAATCACTTTCCATCTTTTCACGGTATAGCGAGGATTCATTAGCATCACTCATACGACCAGCAGGGGCCGCACTCTCAAAGTCCGACTTGCCGGGATAACGATAATTACTAGGCATATTGTTTCTCCTTATGCTCTGTTTGGTTTACGAACAGAAGTAACTTTGCCACCTCTATTCATTGCATATTTCTTAGTAGGCTTCGATTTAGTTTTCTTTACTTTTCCGCCTCGTTTCATTCCACCACGATCTCGTGCTTCTAATTTTTCAGTTATATCCATTTGATCTCTAATTTCTTGTGCAGTTCGGTTAGTGCCGAAGAATTTTTCCATTGCAGCAGTAATAGGATCAAGACCTTTTACTTGTGTAGAGTTATTTCCTGCATTATTGGCGGATTTTTTGTCTCCTTTAGACTTTTTATTATTGGATGCTTTAGATGCTACTTCAGGTTCCGCTGTATATCCTTCAGGGCTTTCCGTTGGATTAATTTTAGAAATAGCAGGGTCTACACTAAGTAAGTCTCTTTTCCGTTTAGCCGCTTCTCTTTTTTCTTGTGCAGCCTTTCCTTCTTTCGCTGCCATTCCTAAAGTATCCTTAGATTTAGCTTTGGGAAGTTCACGTTTAGGAACTGTATCAAAAGATTTATTGCTAGCAGCCTCTTTTTGCTTAGGAGTTTGAGGCCTTCTAGGTCCACTTCTATAAGCAGCTTCTCTATTTACTCTTGCTCTTTCTGCCTCATCAGCTTGGGCAGCAGCTTTGGCCGCTCTTTGTTTGGCTTGTTCAGAAGCGTGTCCTAAATCGGCTACTGGACTAGGGGCCTGTGTTCCGCTAGATGTACTAGATGCATCCACAGAAATCCCTCGTTTTGGATCAAGAGCTGCTGCCTTTCTCGCTTCACTTCTTTTGCGAACACTTGCCAGCTTTTGTTTATTCATTTCTGCTATTTTGGTTTGAATAACTTTTTTCCGCAACCGTTCTGCTTTAGAAGGCTTTTTGATCTCTCTAAGCTTTTTTAATTCTACAATAAGTTCTTGCTTCTGTGTTGCAATTGATTTAACTTTTTCTGCCATAAGTATCTTCTCCTAGTATCCAAATACTTGATCGTTTATCTGGTGTGTTTGTTGCGCCCCTCTAAAGAAAGAAGGAATAAAAGGTCTATTGCTTTGTTGTGTCATTAACATATAACGAAGAGCATCATAAGCATGATCTTCTGCTTTGGTATCCACATCTTCACTATTAGTCTTGCTCATTGGTAGTGAAGGAAGGGTTCGTATTAAGTTAGTACAGGTACTGAGGATTCTAATACGAGGTTGTGCTGCATCGTCTAATTGTAATCTTTTGTGTATCTCTTGTTTTCCTTGCATTCTATCTGAATTAGAAGGAATCCAGCGAAGACCTTTTTCAATCATAGTCATCGCTATACTTCTACCAGTTCCAGTTCTGTTCCAACAAGACTTATCAAGCACGGATAGGTACATATCGGGATCATTAGATTCTAAAGCAAGAATAGTATCTGCTAGATTTTCTGCTGTTAACTTAGTTTGGTACAGTTCTCTGTATATCCAGATACAACCGTCCCAATCCACTGCACCCCAAAGAACACAAGAAGGACTACTAAAGCCATAGTCACAAGCACGGATTCTGATCCAGTTATAAGGCATTTCTACAGGATCAACTACGTGCATCTGCTGACTGAACTCACTAAAGGCCGCACCTTCAGCAACTGTCCAATCACCTTCTAGTAATCTTTTACGCTGTACTTCAGGAAGAGAGAGAAGCATAGCTTCGTATGTTCCATCCTGCATTAAGTAAGGGTTATCTGTTAAACGAGCAGGGATGAACTTTCGGCTAAATAATGCTTGTCCCTCTTTTTCATGCCCTTTACCATATGTCAGTGCATTTCCGGTATCAATATCAGTAGCGTGAAAAGATACATCTGGTGGGGCAGGGTCGATAAACATTTTCTTAATCCACCAACCCCCTACACCACCGGGGTTGGCTGTTGCTCTCATATAAGTAGTAATACTTGGATCAGTAGTACGTAAGCGAGAGCGAAGATAGTTCCATACATACGGTGTTGGATAGTGTCCTAATTCATCTATACCAATCCAACTAAAAGATTGTCCTTGATATCTGTATACATCATCATCTTGATCTACATAACTGAAGAGCGCAGTAGCACCAGAAGGGAATACCCAAGTCTTAGTAGATTCTTTGAACCTAGCAGAAGGAAAAGCTCTTGGATAAACCTGTTTACTCTTATCGATAAGCTCTGTTAGTTCAGCAAGAGTTCTACGTAAAAGCAGTGCACGATGGTTTCCATTAGTAGCGTACCTAAGAAGGTCCATTAGCATTGCGTAGGACTTTCCGCCACCCGCTGCCCCACCGTATAGTACTTCTTTTTCAGGGGCAGCGAGGAAAGTATATTGAGGGCCATCGTTCGGCCTGAATAAAATTTCGGAATCTTCAGATACTACGTGTTTTTCTGTATCTAAGACGCCTTTATCCTTTGGTACATTATCTTTTTGTTTCTTTAGCTTTTTCTCTAACGCTTTTACTTTATTTTTTTGTGCAGTAATTTGCTTTTGTGTCTTACGTTGGGCTTGTACTTTCCTACTTACGTGATAAGAGCGTTTCTTTTTTATTTCTTCATCACTCATTATGTTCTATAACAATCTCTTCTTGTTTAGGAGGGAGAAATACTACGCCATGCACAATCTCTGCTTTAACATCAATTTCTTGTTTCTTACTAATTCCTGTTCTGTCCAGAATATCTGTAGCCGCTCTTAATCTTAGCTCCATTTGACTTGTAGGGATAGAGCCGTCTGCATCTAAAGCCTCTTCTAGTCTACGAGAGGATTTCACAGTTGCAGTTGCTAACTGTGTTCTTGTACGGGCGATGATTTCTTCCCGTAAAGAATGCATTACATTGCTACGAGAGCTAGGATGATACCCCGCAATATCTAAAGATTCAATGACATTGCCGCCAGAAGTAAAAAGATGCTCCAAAAAAGCTTCTTGTTTTTCTGTAAGCGTCTTCTTGGTTAGTGCTTGCATTAGAAAACCTTTTTTAGTTTATATATATATATTATAACGCTCCTGACGATTTTGTCAAGTATAAAATTTAACTATTTTGTAAGTCATTGATTTAATTATGCTTTCTTTTTAGGAAAAATACGGTTACTGAGCAACGATTAACAGAAACTTACATGCTAAAAAATACTCTAATACAATCAATAGGTTACTATAGGTGTGTAAGAAACTTTTTTCAACGTCTTTTTACCCAACTTTTCTTAAAAATAATGTTTAATATAATCAATAGGTTACCAATAGGATGAAAAAAGTACTTGACAACATGCCGTTTCAGGTGTATAATAGTAATTAACTACCTACCGGCCCCCATATAGTACCCTATACAGTACCCTATACAGTATTCTATAGGATTTCTATTATTATTTTATCCTATAGGGTACTTATAGTATACTATAGGATTGCCAATTATTATTTCTTTAATTAAATCAACATATTAGTACACATAAGGGTTTGAAATTAGTAAATTTTGAGCATCTGTGTATATAATAGTAGGACTACCCCCCCTGCCCCTTCCCTTCCCCCCTTACATTAGAACAAATTAATATATATATATGTTTATATGTACGTCCCCGTGTACTGCACTGTGGAATTAGTATAACATTAGGGTAGGCTGATATAAAGATATGTTTATATGTACACTTTTCCTGCCTCGTTCCCTATGTGTAATGATAATGGCTCGCAAGTAAGGGGGGGCATGGCCGGGTATATGTTCGGGTGGAGTATATCAATCCGATATATGTTTACCTGTTATATATCAATAGCATCCCTATATATTGCAATGCACCATACAATATGTTGCACTGCCGCATACTATGCTGCACTGCACCATCCCCCCTTATGCTGCACTGCACAATGACTCCCCTTCTTATGCTGCACTGCACACAAGGAACAGAATAGGAACATGAATTTTGTTTCCCAATGTTTACAATGACTTAGCATTTAATTTCATTTTATTTTATTTTACCCCTTGTATATTGCACTGCACAACATTATCTTTAGTGAGTAGTTAAAAAGGGCGCTTCGGGCGCACGGGATGCCCCCCCAATGCGGGCGAGGAGAGACGCTATGTCTCGCAAGGAAAAGCGGGCCGCACGTCAAAAGCGGCACCATATCGACCGCCATTGGCGGAACATGCTGGGCTATGCTAGCCGGTCTGATATTGCGAGGCCCATGGCAAACAAGGTCAAGCGGAAGCTTGCGCCTGCATAGTATCGAGTAACATATGGGTGCCGTCCCACCCTGCCTAATGCGAAGCGGATGTTAACTGGAGGTATCTTCGGATGACCGACTTCTCTTATTTTAAGGAAAACCGGGTCTATGGTCTAGTCGCTATTAGGGACTTCACCATGGACAAAATCCATGCGGCCAAGCCATCTATCGGCTGGACCCTGCGAAACATCCAGGCCCTAGCGGCTGAGGAGTTTCCGCTATGGGAAGAAGAGTATGTGTATAATGAAGTGCGTAGCGTAGTACTAAAACACTGCAACCAATAGGAGAACGAAATGAGAACGAAGCTGAAGGCATTTACTGCCGACATATATCGAGTACGCAAGTACAAGAAGGCGTACAAGGTATACCGTACGGCCCGTGGATGGGCTATTACTATCCATAAGGCATATTGGTATTTTAATACCGGCAAGCCG